CATATGCGGCCTACGTTTATGCAACGGCCGTGGCGATTAAAGTCGCTGATTATATCGGCACAACATTAGGAGATTTAGTCAAACAGACTGCCAAGCTAGGATCGTCAATTTACGGCAAGACAATCAAGCCTGACCTATCAATCGTTGATGAACTTCTTGACGGTGTTAAATGGAGTGATCGCATCTGGTCGAATCAAGACGCATTGCGTAATGACCTTAAAAAGATGATGAAGAATGCACTGCTGACACACAGTAACCCAATTACACAAAGCCCAGCGCTTCGCAATAAGTTCGGCGTCATGAAGTATCAGTCAGACCGTATTATCAGAACTGAAAGCGATCGCGTCATGGCACGCCAAAGTATCATGAATGCCCGTGAGGCTGGCTACAAGAAAGTTGTGTGGGTTATCAACTCCAGCGCATGTAACATCTGCAAGCAACACAGCGGTGAAGTTTACACGTTGAAGCAAGCCGAGGGGATGATACCAGCGCATCCTAACTGTCTTTGCTCATGGGCCGCTTATGATTCTGGCGATGAAGTAGACGATGATTAGGAGGAAGTCATGAAACTACCGGAAATTGAAATCGACAATCAGGTATTAGTTGACGCCATTAAAAACTGTATTAAGGAACTGAACCCGGATGATGTTATCAAGATTGTGATTGATGTCAGCAATAAGGAAAATTGTATGGACACGATCATCAAAATCAGAACTGAGCCAAAAAGCGAATAGGGCTTATTGCAACAGCACTTTGAAACTGGCCAGAAGCTGAACATATCGTTTTCCTAATTTCGTGACCTGAGCAAGTCCATAAACTACTCAAAAAATAATAGCGTGAAGCGATAGACGTGTGACCGTGGCTGGGCTTAATGGCGTGGCTGGGGTCGTTTAGCACGTCTATTCGTTTTGGGCTAAACAGGAGGAACCATCATGGCAGAAGAAACACAAACTCAGACAACCGAAGAGACAACTCAAGCACCAACCACGTACACGCAGGCCCAGCTGGATAGCGAAGCCGATAAGCGTACGGCTAAAGCACTTGAGACGGCCAAGGCCAAGTGGGAAGCAGAGCAGGCTAAGGCACTTGAGGACGCAAAGAGTGAAGGCGCACGGCTTGCAAAAATGTCGGCCGATGAAAAGGCGCAAGAACTGGAAAAACAACGTCAAGCAGAACTAGATAAGCGTGAAGCTGAACTCAATCAGCGCGAATTATCGACAAGTACGAAGTCATTGCTAGTTGACAAAGGACTGCCAACTGACTTTGCTAATTCTCTGGTTGCGTTGGGTGACGCTGACAAGATCAAGGCGGCTGTTGAGAACATTCAAAAGACAATTCAGGAAACAGTCAACAAGCAAGTTGAAGCAAAACTGAAAACCGAACCGCCTAAGAATGGTGCTTCTGCCCTTGATGGCGCTGATGATCCATTTAAGAAAATCATGGCACAATACAAAAAATAGGAGGTAGCTATCATGGCTACAGAAAACAACGATTTACCAGTACGTCTCTATCAGAAGCAGTTTATTGGCTTAATGCAAACCGTATTCGGTGTACAAAGCACGTTCACCCCAACGTTTGGTGCGTTGCAAGCACTCGATGGCGTTCAAAACAACGCAATTGCGTTCAGTGTTAAGGCAAATGACGTTCCGGTTGCTGTTGGCACATACAACACCGACCCTAATGTTGCGTTCGGCACTGGCACAAGCAACTCTAACCGCTTCGGGCCAATGAAGGAAATTGTCTATGGTGACATTGATGTACCGTATGACTTCGGTTGGAGTTTCAACGAAGGTATCGACCAGTTAACTGTAAACAACGATTTGAATGCTGCAGTTGCTGACCGCCTGAATTTGCAGGCACAAGCTAAGACACGTCTATTCAACAGCAAGTTGGGTGCTTACTTGGTTGCCAGTGCAGCGGCTGACCTTGGTGCGGTTACTGACGTTAACAAGGTGTTCGAGGAAGCATCAGAACGCTACACGGATCTCGAAGTCGTTGTTCCGGTTCGTGCATACGTTACTGCCGAAGTTTACAACGCTATCATCGACCACCAATTGGTAACTACATCAAAGGGTTCTGCTGTGAACATCGATGAAAATGGAATCATGCGCTTCCGCGACATCGTTGTTACCAAGACACCTACCCGTTACATGGCTGGTAAGTCTATCATCTTCGCACCTGATAACATTGGTCGTGCGTTTACCGGTATCAACGTCGTTCGGACGATTCAATCCGAAAACTTTGCAGGTGTTGCCCTTCAGGGTGCCGGCAAGGCTGGCCAGTGGATTAGTGATGACAACCGTCAAGCCATCTTCACCGCTGGGACGTCAGCAACTACCACAACTTCGACTGTGGCACCGACCACCACGACTACCACTTCGCACGCTTAATTAATTGATATAAGTCGCCTATCGAAATAGGACAGTACGGTAATCCGGGCGGCTGATTTGGAGGGCATAATGAAGCTTATTTTGTGTCAACCCGCTATCAAGCGTTTTGAGTGGGAGCTAGAAGTCTGCCTAACTAATCTGCAAAGTGTCGGGTTTGATATGAGAGATGTTGTTCTGCTCTTCACTGTGCACGATTCTAAGGTGCCAGAAGTGCTTGCAAGCAAATACGGTGTAGAAGCAAACACGTACACCGACAAGCGCTCAGACAAGCAATATATCCCGTCTGTGAAGCCTTGGCTTTGGTGGCAGTATCTTGCAGAAGACCATGAACGTGAGAACGATGACTATTTCTATTTTGATAGCGATGTGATTTTCCGAAAACGTCCAGACTTTCGCAAGCTAAAAGCAAAGCCTGATCGTTGGCTGTGCAGTAACACGTTGAGTTACATCAGCATTGACTATATTAAGCAGTGCGAACACGGCGAAGAGATTCTTAAACACATGGCTAATATTGTCGGAGTTACGATTGAATCGCTTGAAACGATCAACCACAATTCTGGTGGTGCTCAATGGATTATCAGCCACCCGTCAGCAGAATACTGGCGCAAGGTGTATGCCGACAGCAACCGACTTTGGCATTATTTGCAGACAGTCGATAGCAATATCCAGAAATGGACCGCTGAAATGTGGTCACAGTTGTGGAATATGATGTATTTCAACATCGGGCCCGTCATCAGTGATGAGCTCGATTTTTGTTGGGCTACTGATCCCGTGAAACGATGGAATGAAACCAAGATCATGCACAATGCTGGCGTGACGGTGAACGACAAACGGATGTTTTTCAAAGGGCAGTATGTCAATCGAACACCGTTTGATGATGATTTGAATTTCGTTGACAAGTCGAAGTGCTCATACAAGTATGCTCAAGCAGTAAAGGCGGTGAAATGATGGCAATTTTAGACAGCGTGAAACTACGCATTGGTTTGACTGACACAATGCAAGACGACTTGCTGAATGAGCTAGTTGATGACGCCACGGCGCGCGTGTTGGCTTATATCAATCAAGACGGTATTGTCAATCAGACCGTGCCAGATACAGTCGCATGGGTAATCAAGGACGTTGTGGTGAAGATGTATAACCGTATTGGTGATGAAGGCAAGCAAAGCGGAACCGAAGGCAATGTATCAAACACGTGGGAAGCAATTGACTTGTCTAAGTATGCTGACGCCCTCGATGTCTACCGTGAATCATCGCAAAGCCGCCGTCCGGGAATGAGGTTTGTGTAATGAGATACAACAATCGAATCACACTCATCAGGAAGTCACCACCGGCTGATCCATTGCATGACAGGCCGACAGAGACGCGCGAGACGGTCACTTGCCTGACAATCCCAATCACCAGTGCACAAGAGTTGTCTGTATACGGTCTTGTGAATACTATGGCCTACGAAGTACACGTTAAGAACCCTGTATTTCCTGTGAACGAGATCGAGCTTGACGGTGTCAAGTGGACAATCAACAAAACATTCGTTAACCGTAAGTCAACTGTGTTTATCGTGTCTGGAGGTACAAGCAATGGCTAATACCAATGTCACATGGACGGGACTAGACAAGCTGATGGAAGAACTAGGTGCGACTGCTGGAGCAACAATTGAAGCTGCTGCATCGGCAATGAAGACAACCACCGGTCAGGTACAGGAAAAGGCAAAACAAATTGCACCGAAACGAACTGGTTTCATGGCACATAACATCCTAGTTGAGCCGGTCAAGAAGACAGCTACATCTGTCACTGGAACTGTTAATGCCAAGGCTGACTATTCATCTTTTGTTGAGTTTGGAACTTACAAAATGTCGGCAGAACCATTCATTCGGCCGGCCGTGTCGGCTGGGCAATCATTGTTCATTAAAACGACAATGGATAAGCTGAAGGAGGCGGCCACATTCAAATGACACTATCTCATTGGTACGAAGATGTTCAAACTCAATTGACTGCTGACGGCCTCAACCCTGTATTCGTTCAGCCTGACGCAAAGAGCACGTTACCATTAGTTTTTGTTAACGTTCACGTTGATGCTGATATGTCATCTAAGACGGGGACGCTTTCGAGTGTTGGCCAGCAGATTGACATTTATGACAGTATCGACACGCCACCGGCTGAATGGGAGGACTTCGTTCGCAAGGTTAAATGGTCGCTTAGTAAAGTGACACGATGGCAGTCGTTAACAGCATCTAATTCAATCGACACAAGCATGGGCGATAGTACACCATTACGCCGCTGCATGCTTCTCATTACTCTAGAAGGAGACTATTAAAATGGCAGTTATTAATAACGGCATCGAATTTGTAAAAGACACACCATATCGTGGTAAGGATGTTTGGTATTTCATCCAATCGACAGACCCTAAGGTGGCACCTATCGGCAGTCCTGCAATCTTGCCTGCTCACCAAGAATCAGGCGACACAAGTATCGAAGGTGATTCGCTTGATGAACAAACCAAGATGGGGCGTATCATCGCTGCATCCACCAATGAAGACAGCATTGAACTGACAACGTACATGGTGCCTGGTGACAAAGCACATGAAATCATCATTGACGCTAAACACGAAGGCCGTCAGGTAAAAGTATGGCGTGTCATTGTTGACCCACGTCTTGCCGTTGTAGAAGACGATCACAAGGCTTATCCTGCAATGTTTGGATATGGTGTTGTTGACAGTGCCGATATTTCAGACGAAGACAGTTTCTCCGAAATTGACTTCACTTTGAACATCATCGGCAAACTTGCTGACAAGAACGAAGACGGTACGCCGGGCACGTTCCCACTTTCAGATGAACAGGTTGCAATGCTTGACCAACTTTACAGCTTCGAACGCCCAGGCGAAAAAGCAGGCGAGTTCGCAGACGGCAGTGTTACTACAACCACTACCACTTCTCACGCTTAATTAATCGCATACAGAGACGAGTAGGCGAAAGCCGATATGAGACGATAATCTAGGAGGATATTCATGTTAGAAATTCAAGTAAAAGATCAACCAGTAGAAGCAAAGTTCAATTTCCGTGCGTTGTTCCGTGCAAACAAGCTGTATAGCTCTGCTGAAGGTGCCAACGATGGTGCAAGCTCAATCTGGCTGGCGTTCGTTACTGATGACGATATGGCACTGTTTAAGGCTTTGCGTGTACTGTTGCCGAAGTCATACACAGATGATGACATCATGGACGTGCTCGACAAGGCCGAAGAAGATGGCAAGTCGCAGGAACTATTCAAGGAAGTTGAGCAGGAGCTTCATGAATCAGGTTTTTTCAAACACGCGGCACAACGTTGGCTGAACTTGACCGAAAAATACGGCAAAGCATTGACGGACAAG